TGCGACTTGACATGGGATTTGAACGAGGCGGATGCCAAGTAGGCACCCATATCGTTAAGCAGAGTGTCGACGTCAGCAGAAGCATAGCCAACCGGCACACTAACGCTGATTTCCAGGATAGCTTCCCCGGTAGGGGTAAGCGCTCCCGTCAGCGTAAGGGTACGAGTCATCTTTGCCGAGGTGCGACCAACGCCGGAAAACACACTGGTCGGTTTGGGAGCGGTACGACGAAGGATAACATCATCCTTAACCGTAACGGTCTTTGCCGAACCAATGTATCCAACTGCGTTTTGCGCGTAGCTGTCAGCGTTGTATGTCTTAGCGTTGATGGTAAGAGCCACGGATAACTCCGTTAAGTGTTACGTTAATCGCCACAAATAGACACTCGCCGCTAAAGGTTATCCCTTTAGGAAACGGGTGGCTAAGAGTGACAGGGAATCCAAACACCGGTTGATATTATGGAAACGAAAGTCTCCTTTTACAACGATGTTTGGGTGGTTGAGTCCACTGCTGCGTTCAATGGTAATTACATCACTTGCGTAACTACCTGACCTAGGACTCACTAAGGACGTACCGGTTTTAGCAATATTGCTAGTCGTATACGCCCGAAGTGAAATACTACGTCTGACCACAACACAGGACCCTAACTGCTTCCAACCGACTGCAGGAACGATCGCGCCGAGATAGTCGCCAACATTGGCGAACCAATCGACGACGAATGAATACGGAATGAGTTCCCACGGCAAAGTAATCAAACCCTTTGTCGTGAGCCCGATGTTTGAATACACCGAGGCCTCATACGTATCCAAGGACATAGCACGGACAGAAACCGTATCGGTTACATCCTCTTGGATGTAAACGAGATTGTTTCCACCGTCCCTTGTCCAAGCCTGGCGACGGGTAGTACTACCCGACGTTGCGGCCCTAGAGGTTTGCCTCTGGGTTCCTACTTTCTGCTGGATACCTTTCACGATCTGCGCAGAATCCATAACGAGAGGCATTAGTCCATAGCGATACATCAACCAAAGTTGGGATGCACTCCTGACTTTGGAAGAGAAAGCTTTGGACTTACCAAGTTTATACAACTTGGTTAGCGACTCGTTAAGGAGACCCGCAGACTTATCCACCTCCGCAAGCGTTTCCCAGAGATTGGACGAAGATCGTCCTCTCTCTGAAGCAACACGAGTGGAAGCTTCAACTACGAGGTCGTTCACATCCCTACTAGAAAGTACGGCACTGCCCGTTTTGAGCATGCCGCTAGCCCCACCGAATGCGTTGATGTACTCTATTTCCCAATCAGGGCCGCCAAGACCGCGGCCCTGCGGGTATACAGTACTTCCACCGCAAACCATAGGGTTAGCTACGTTCATAGTATGGACATTAGACCATCCCCCCCTAGACGCCACAGTACGCACTACTTTGAGCGGGTTCATAAAGATCTCGCCCCTAGCTTTGCGTGTGTGAAATTTAGGAATTATCCAATCCCACATCTCGACCTTATTGCCAGTCTGTAGATTGCCGAAAGAGCCAGTCGTATCGGTCCAAGAGGGCTGCGAACAGCTAGCCCACAAAGACTGAAACTTATAGCTCCCGTCACTCACAGTCTTGCCTTGAGTTCGAAAACGTGGTTTTGGATAAAGGTACATGGTTTAGACCTCCTGATTGCGTGAAAAGCGCAGTTAGACACGAAGCCCCTTGCGGG